TGTGCTGCTGTGGTCAGGGTACCCACTATGGAAGTACCACTTAGGTTACCACTGGTGATATTGCCCGTGACCGCCAAAGAAGTCAGTGTGCCCACTGATGTGATATTGGTCTGTGCTGCTGTAGATAGGGTACCTGTAAGTGTGGTAGCCACCACTGTGGCAGCACCCAAGTTGCCTACGTTGGCATTGCCTGATGCAGACAATGTTGTGACTCCGGATATAGGCCCATTGCCGATCGTGACAGATGCTGTTTTGAGATTACCGCCCGTGACGTTGCCTGTGGCTGTCACATACCCTGTGACATTGGCTCCGCCCGAACTCAGCAACTGTACCGTGCTGCCGTCCACATTGGTCCGGATGTTGCCGTTGGTAGCGATTATGGTAACACTGGATGTGCCATCAGTGATAGAGTTAGCGCTGAGGCTACTGATCGCATTGTCAACGTAGGTCACTGTGGCTATGTTTGATCCGCCGGCTGTAATACCGTTATGTACCCGCAGTGTGCCGTTGGTGGTATCTACTGTGATCTCGGCCAAAGCCCCAACGAAACTGTTGTTCTGTGCTTCGGTTCCTCTGCGATATTGTACCTGTGTTGACATTGTATTTTTCCAATCCTATTTATGAGACTACAGCACGGTCCGTGACCCTGCGCCAGTTTGTGCCATCTGAGAATGCGGGCACTGCACCACCTGATTCATCGCTGCAATACACAAACTGCGCAGCAGGAGTGGCCGATAGGTTGGCTAGTTGTGCCACTGTGAAGGTAGGGATCACCAACTGATCAGGATATATCACGCCACCGGTCACGATGGTGCCCATGTCTATTTCGGTGGTCGCAGCGTCAGTGACCAGTCCCAGATCCTGTTCTTGAGTTACTGCTTCTTCTACCGTGCCCATGTCACCGCCGGTCACAAAGATGCTGTCACCGGATCCTGTGAGCGCGATTGTAATGCTGTCAGCGGTGGCATTACCGGTGAGACTGATGCCATCTCCTGCGATAAGAGTCAAGGTATCAGAGATAGAATCCGCTAGGATGCTGTTGCCACCATCGATCGTGACATTGCTGAACACATTGATGCCAGAAAGTCCGGCGCCGTTGCCGGTGATGTTGCCTGTGACAGCCAGACCACTGCCGCTGAATTCCGCTACTTCACTGCCTGCTACTCCTACAGTGACATTACCGCCGGATGATACAACGGTAACATTGCTGGTACCATTTGATATAGAATTTAGACTGATGCCAGTTACCGCAAAAGTCACAGATTTAGCAGAAGCATTGCCTGTGATTGAGATGTTGTCTCCCGCGGTAAGGGTGACAGTGTCGCCTACAGTGTTGGCCAACACCGCCGTACCATTGGCAAATATATTGCCAAATGCGAAGGCGGAGTTTTGTTCGAATACCAACGCAGTAGTATCAATCACGATAGGATCGTTGGTGATCAACTTCCACTGTGTGTCTTTATACACAGTGCCTTCTGTGACCATCACGATCATGCCGGCTTCAATCTCGCCGTCCGCATTGCCGTCCGTGCTGCGAACCCAGGTGCCATTGCTTCCTGCGCCCACGGTCTCTACTACATACAGGCCGTTTTGGCTGCCTGTACTCTGCCCCGCTACCAGCACCCTGTTACCGGTGCTTAGGCTCACACCATCAACTTCGGCAGGAGCGCCGCCCGAGAGAGTGATGTCGGTCAGGGTGATCACGCGCACCGCTTGCTTGTAGTCTATGTCCGAAATCTGTTCAGCGCGTATCCGCGTAAGTCCCATCGTGTCACCTTGAATGTAGAATATTTAGCCAAAAAAATAGGGTGTACACAGACACCCTATTTTGACTTAGATGTTGTTAAACGCGTCCTACAACAACTTCGATAACGCCATCAGCACCGTCAAAGTCTGCCAGGGCCTTTCCGATCACCGTGCCAACAGCAGCGACATTGTTGGCACGGGCACGCCCGTCTCCAGTAGACACCATCAAGTCACCTTTGCGCACTGTGCCTGTCACACGACAAGGCACACGACCTGTGAGAGCCACTGCTACCACACAGTCGCCGGTCTGGTCCGAGTTCATCAAGTAACTGGGATTGGTTGATACCACTCCTGCTACACGGATACTATCTGCTTGACCGCACAATGTGACTTCTTTGACACCGCCAAAGCATAGCACCGTGCCCGGCTCGTACTGAGCATCGGCTTCGTACATCTCGGCCAAGTCAGCATACTGTGCTGAAGTGGCCTTGGCGAACACTGTGTCAAACACAGATGTGCTAGAGCCAATGTTGCCTACACCGTTAGATCCAGTCTTGGTTATCGAACTGAGACTCACCAAACCTGCAGTGATCAGATTACCACCGGAGATATTGCCAGTCACAGTGAGTGATCCCAATGTACCAACGCTGGTAATATTGGTCTGTGCTGCAGTGGTCAATGTACCAATTATTGAAGTTCCTGACAGATTGCCGCCTGTAATATTGCCGGTAGCCACTATCAAACCTGCTGTGCCAAGATTGCCCACGTTGGCATTACCAGACGCGGACAGAGTACCTGTGATTGCTGCACCTGTAGAACTAAACACTGCTACATTGCTCACCCCGCCTACAGTGATGTTGGCGTTGCCATCTTGTGTCTGGATGTCAATCTGCGTGGTGCCGTTCTGTATCCTGTCGCCCAGGATGTTACCTGCCAGTGTAGCGTTGCCTGTGACTGACAGATCTCCTGTGATGGCCACGCCCGTAGTACTGATAGTCTGGATGGTGTTGCCATCCACATTGGCACGGATATTGCCATCTGCCGCGATGACAGCCATGCTGGATGTACCGCTGGCGATCTGCGTGGTATCCACAGATGCAGCATCGATAGTGGCCGGTGTAGAACCATCAGGACCAAAGAAACCAATGCTGTTGCCAGTGGTATTTTTCAGCACTGTGTTGCCCAGCGTAATGGAGTTGCCGGCAAAATATCCGTCTCTCCAACGCAGGGTGGTTGAGCCAAGATCGAATGTGACATTGGCCTGTGGCAGGAGATTGCCAGTGATCTGCACGGTATCTGCGGTATCTAGCACTTCAACTACAGCATTGCCGGAAACGTTTTCAATTTGAGTGACCGTGGTAGTTGTGGTCAGGATGCGCGCATCGATGTTGTCTGATACCGCTGGCGCTTCTGTGAAGGTCAGCGTGACACCACTCACAGAGTAAGCCGTTGTTGGCTCCTGCACGATACCGTTGATAGAAACTATTGTACCTGCCGTTGTGGAGTTAGCACTCAGCGTGAATGCCAAGGTAGATCCATCGCCCACGAAAGCATCTGCTACAATCACGGTAAACGCAGGCACGCCCACGTCTTCCCACCCCGAAGATGTGTAAACTTCCAGAGCATCACCGCCGGTGTTGAATCGAAACATGCCGATCTCGGGCGTGCCCGGACGCTGTAGAGTATTGCCCACTGGCACCATCATGGAGTCTGTGGTATCTACCTTGAGCGCAGCACCTGTGGTGGCATTGCCACCTCCAATCACAACAGTATCAGTGCCTGCATCCGTCAACAAGAGATTGGCCACTGTATCGCCAGAGATACGTACATCAATGTCGGATGCCGCAGAGTTGATGGTGATGATATTGCTGGCAAAGTTGGTAATGTCGTTGCCCGTGATGCGGATGTTGCCCAGATCAGCCGTGCCTGTGGTTACGACATTGCCACCTGTGATGTTGCCTGTAGCGGCAACTTGCCCGGCAGTGGTAATATTGCCACCTGCGACATTGCCGGTAGCGGTTACCGTGGTACCGGCAGTGACCGCGGAGGCAGCATTCACATTACCGCCATCTACGTTGCCTGTAGCAACAACTGTGCCTGCGGTATTTAGATTTCCGCCTGTGACATTGCCGGTAGCATCTACTGCACCTGCTGTAGTGATGTTTCCACCTGTGACATTGCCAGTGGCATTGACTGCGCCGGCTGTAGTGATGTTTCCACCTGACACATTTCCTGTGGCTGTCACGGTGGTTCCTGCTGTGACACCAGATGTGGCGTTGACATTGGCGCCATCGATGTTGCCAGATGCCGTAACTGTGGCAGTGGTGACATCTCCTGCTGTGGTCAGATTGCCACCAGACACATTGCCTGTGGCTGTGACAATGGTAGCACTTAGCAGACCGTTGCCGGTCAGCGTGAGACTGTTGCCTGTTGCATCACCAATGTTGGGTGTGACCAGATTAGCGCTGGCTTTGACGATGATATTACCTCCACCATCAAACGCCGTGGTATCATTATCTACCTTGGCCGAGAATACAGTACCGTTCAAGACCAGGCCGGCAGATGTGTTGGCCGAGTAAACCTGGCTGGACGAAAACTGGGTAAAAGTAACAGCAGCTTGACCAATGTTAAACGGTCCTGTAGGCGCTGTCATTACATAGGCTTCGCCAGCGCCTGTATCACCAAACTTCACAAACACATAGGTGCCTTCATCAAGTCCCACCGACGAGTCAGGAATATATGAGTTGCCGTCGTCTGAGCGTGTCAATATCCAGGGTGCGGAAACGTTACCTGCGTCCGTGACATCATAGATACCGTTTTCTACCGCGTTGCTCTGATTGTATACCAGCACGCGATTGCCCGCGGACACAGAATATCCGTCCACGGTAAGCGCACCGTTGGTGTTGGCAGTGAGGTTTGCCCCGTAGCCGGAATTTACACGCACCGATTCTGTGAGTCCGGTGTTGCTGGTGATGTTGGATACAGGAGCGCCATTGTACTGTGTGGTCAGCACAGCTGCCGAAGTGTTGGGCGCTGACACCACAAAGTAGGCGATGTTGGCCACAATGCCTTCAAAACTGTTGGCGAACCACAGTTGATCGTTGACCTGAGGATCAATAGCAGCAGCAAACACCACAGTGTTGCCCGCGATGGTATCTGTCACAGTGGCTAAGTTACCACCTTGATTGTATGTGGCTGCGGGCAGGGCTGTAGGTGTTTCAACATCAACCGGAGTGTGGATGTGGATACCTGCGGACACAGCGTCATCCACATACTGTTTGGTGGCAGCATCTTGTGCTGCCACAGGATCGGCCACGGCGTTGATATAGCGACCATTCATGCTCAAGTTGCCGGTAAGATCCATGGTAACGCTGGTACCAGTGATCGTAATAGCAGTACCAACAATGCTGTCAGTGTTGACATTGCCGCCGTCAACGTTGCCTGATGCGATCACATTGGTTGCTGTAACATCGGCTGTGGCATTGATGTTGGCGCCGTCAACGTTGCCTGCTGTGGTAATATTGCCACCGCTCACATTGCCAGTGGCAATCACAGTAGTGCCAGCAGTTATGCCAGCAGAAGCATTTAAATTAGCACCGTCAACATTGCCTGCCGTGGTAATATTGCTACCGCTCACATTGCCTGTAGCAATCACAGTAGTTCCTGCAGTGATGCCCGATGTGGCGTTTACATTAGCGCCATCAACATTACCTGCAGTGGTTAGATTTCCGCCCGACACGTTGCCTGTAGCTACCACTTCGCCCGCAGTGTTAAGATTTCCACCTGCGACGTTGCCTGTGGCATCCACAGCACCTGCTGTAGTAAGGTTACCACCGTCCACATTGCCTGTGGCTGTCACAGTAGCCGAACCTACATCGCCAGTGATCACGGCGTTGCCACCTTCAAGGTTGCCTGATGCTGTGATGGTAGTACCGGTCACATTGGTAGTGGCATTGAGATTGTCAGCATCAAGATTGCCAGAAACTGTGACGTTGCCTAGGATGGTACCCGAAAATGTCAGATTGCCCGTGATGTTGGCATTGGCAGCGGCAAGGTCCAGCACCTGCAGGCTTGCATAACTGTTGATATTAATGGTGGAGTTCGTGACTTCGCTGGTGGTAAACACTGCCACAAACTGGTCTGCACTCTCGTCCCAGACGAAAGCGATGTTGTCTTCGGTACCGCGCTTGCCAATGAAACCGATGTCCAGTGCGGGCGATCCTGTCTGTTCTTTGGCCAGCAGGATGAGCGGATCCTCAACCACCAGATTGATGGTATCAATGGCGGTGGTGTTGCCCTGGACGGTAAGATTACCCGTGATGGTAAGATCGGAGCCATATGTTAGGTTGTTGGCAATCTTGCCTGCTGTGATGGTGTAATCTTGGACCTTGACAGCAGCATTGACACCAAGATAGATATTGCCAGCTACTGAATCAGTGATCTGGTTGTTGTTGATACGCGTTATGGCCATGTCGTTTCCTCGCCCAGCAGGCTATTCCGGGTATTTAGCCCGAAGTGCTTTTTCCGTTTTTACAGGAAACGTATGTCTATGGTGTCAGAAACCACGGGTGCCTGCGCAAAAGTCAGTGTGTTGCCTGACACAGAATAGGCTGTAACTGGTAACTGCACCACACCGTTGATCATGATCAAGGCAGCAGCCGTAGTGGTATCGCGATCCAGCGTAAACACAGCGGTTGATCCGTCACCGTTGAGGGTTTGATTGGTGACGTTGGCCACTACATCTTCCCAGTTGGTACCGTCATAGATCTCCACGCGATCTGAATCTGTATTGAATCTCACTGTACCGGTCTGTGCAGGGCTGGGCCGCTGTGCAGTATCGCCCACTGGCAGCACCAGACCGCTCACTGTATCTATGATCACGTCTGAGTTGCCTGTGGGTGCCAAGGTGATATTGGCCGTCGCTAAACTGGTAGATATCGTGGTATTGGATATCGACAGATTGCCGATAGATGTGAGATTGCCGGTTTGGCTGTCCACATAGAACTTGGTGGCAGCATCAGTGTTGGCCACGGGCTCAGCCAGATCATTGATGTTGACACCGCCCGCATCGATGTTGCCTGCGCTGTCTATCGTGACAGAACCCACTTCCAGCACGCCCACCACTTCGAGATCCGAGCCCGGCGAGGAGGTGCGTATGCCCACCCGGTTGGTGTTCACATCAAAATAGATGAGGTTGCCTTGCACTGACAGGTTGGTTCCACGCTGCAGATTGTCCTGCAGGATGTTGCCTGATATCTTGTTGATGGCCATCTGGTCGCCTTTACCAGATATTTATGGGGTGGCGTCTACCGCGGTGTGTATGACAGAAATGGGTTCGCCGTCGGGCGGCGCAGAAGTGAACGTGATGTCGAATCCACCGTCCACGGTATAGGCCGTGGTGGGATCCTGATAGATCGAGCCCACAAACACGATGATCTGTGTTTCTGCACTTTCCTGCACTGACATAGTGAACACAGTTTGCACACCGTTGCCCGTGAATGAGTCTACAGTGTAGTCAATGGCACCTGCGGCTGACAACTGCACAAACTGGGTTCCGTTGAAGAATTCTATGGCAGCGAGATCGGTGTTGTAGCGCATGAGTCCAAAGGCTGGAGCCAGAGGGCGCAGAGCAGATCCGCCTGCAGGCAAGACCACGCCGGAAGATCCCGACTGCAACTGCCGATTTTTTACGAAATAACCCATTAGGCCGCGTAGTAGCTGGTTATTGTAGTCACTGCGTTGTCTACATTGGCATTGGCTCTAACTGAATCACCGTTGCCCAAGACCAGTTTTTCATTGCCGGCATAGAGTTGGTAGGTATCTTTGCTGGCTATCTCGATCTCAGTGAGCACGGCAGTGAGATTGCCTGCGGTATCACCGTTGGGCACCACGTACACATTGGCAGTGACATTGCCAGCGCTGTAGTTGCAGATGCTGAGAAATGTCACAGCAGTATTGCCTGTGCTGGTATAAACCGCGGCAGCGGTAGTGGTAACGTTTCCTGTTGCTATGGGCATGAGATTTCCTTAGAATATCAGCGCGTAGAACACCGCGCGTTGTTTGCTGATCAGTTCTTCTGTGCCTGTGGCACTGGTCACGTACAGTCCGGTATCGCCTTCGCTGACCGCGTTGTGAAACAAGGACACAGAGTTGGCTACCGCAGTAGGTGCGGAGCCAATGTTACCAAACACCTGCGTGCCTTGCAATCGCACAGCGGCATTGGCTACATCAAAAGTTAGTGCAGCATTGCCGCCAAAGTTTCCGCCGTTGTTGTACTGCAGGCTTTCGTTGGGGCCTACTGGCACGCCAGACCCACTGGTACCGATGTTGTTCCAGGTTCCGGTAAGACCGGTGGCATCTGTGGCTATGCTGATCTGCCAGGCTCCGGCAGTGGCATTGTAGCGTATGCCCGCGAACTGGGTGTCTGTTTCGTGGGTGAGCACACCAGAGTTAGAAGCATAGGTGCTGGTGTTGGATGAGTTCAGGATGATGAAAGGATCGCGGATGTTGAGTTCATCCACGTTGATGTAGGTGAGGTTGCCGGCCACGTCAAGGTTGCCGTTCACCACCAGGGTATTGGTGTTAACAACGACATCATCGGGCGGGTTGATGGTGGTTATGACATAATCACCGTCTATGCGTTTCTGCGTGGCCATCTAGAGATCCTTTGTTGTATTTATGCGCCGTAGGAACTCCACCATGTCCACACGCTCCAAGTTGCGCACTGCTTCAAATTCCGCGATCACGGCCGTGGTTGCACCATACACTCTCAGGAACTGGCAGTCTGGGTGATCGCGCATCACTGTGATCATTTGCCTGATCCAGTTGCCAGTAAAGGTGGGCGCTGCCGCGCTGGTTTTGTAGTGTTCGGTATCCGCAAACAAGTTGTTAAATTTCCCAGATTCAGTGGGCCCCAGATCATATCCTAAGAGATACACACGGCTGTTGGCATTTTCTGCAGCAGCCAGAGCCAAGGCTATGGGACCCGAACTGAAACCAAAATAGGGCCGAGGCACGGCCTGGGCGCCTGTGTTAGGTTGGGGTCTACGGGTGTAGAATCTGTGCTCAAGGCTGTAGCCCGAGGCCTGTATGGCCTCTGCTATGGGACGATCAGTAGCCACCAAGGCCGTGACAGCATGGGTGCGGTACAGGGCGTTGCAACCATATACCGGACCAAGGCGCAGAAGGAGATCAACATCAACGGGCCCACGGCTCACACCGTTGCCTAAAACAAAAGCAGCCATAAAAAAATCCTCCCTGTATGTAGCGCAGGGAGGATCCAGAGTGTTGCAAAATTACGAAGTATAGTTTTCAGCGATGGCCAGGGCCACTGTCTGTCCAACGGTACCGGATTTGATCTCTGTGCCTTCGTCAGTGAAGAAGTTAACGAGATAGCGTACCTTGGGTGTGCTGTAATCCAGGGCGAACTTGTTGGTAAGTTTTGACACTAGGATATCTGTGGAGTCACCGTTGAATATGGCAATATTCATATTGCCTTCGGTGAGCGCACCGGTAGCTTCGTTGGCCAGGCTGCACACACCCACTTCAAACGCGGTGCCTGTGCCAGCACCCACCGCTGTACAAGTGAAGATATCACCGGCTGCGTACTGTAGCACACCGCCAATGGCACCGCGCGGTGAGGCACCGCAGGCCTGCCAATCTGTGGTGCCCACTGTGGCGATAATGTAGGTACGGCCTACCACCATGCTCTCGTCGGCCACGGAAGTGGTATCGGCCACCAGATACTTGGTTGCACCTTTCTGCGTGATGATGAATCCTTCTGCTTCAGCAGATCCAGGACCGCCTGTAGGCAGATACACCTGCACCTTGACCACGGGATAGGCCGAAGTGGCCACTGAGGAACCGCCAATGGCATTGGCACCGCCTACCACGCCAATGAACTGGCTGGTATTAAGAGTGTCGGGATATACTGGTGATTCCAGTTGACCAAGTTCGACAAAGCCGATGTCCTTGGTAGTTGTTTTTTTAATCTTGAGAGGACGTCCCATTTGTTTTCTCCTTAAAGAAGTCCGATCCGGGTTTTAGCCGGTACGCGGTGGGGTTAATCGCCGCATAAGACGCCGAGCGCGTCAAGAATATTTAGTCAATCTGCCAGGATTTTGAGTAGGTATACTGCCATGTCGGACGGGCCACGGAGTTTGACTGGAACTCGCGATTGGAGTTGTCAGTGGTGGCTGATTCGGTGCATCGGCAGTAAAAAACATGTGGCGTGAATGTGTCCTGGGCACCACCTGACACCGCAGAACCCTGGATCACGTAAGAGCGAGGCGCATAGGTTTCATAGTTCAGGAGATAGGGCGTCATAGATCTTTCCCCTTCGTCGGTCTGAGTCAGGCCGTTGTAGATCACGCCGGTGGAGTTGAAACTGTTGGAGTTGGGCCGCCGTGGCACCGACCAGGCTCCTGTCACAAGGATACGGCAGCGTTCGGGTCCATAGGTGATACCGGTGCCAGGATCGGTGTAGGCTGTGAGGGTGTTACCTGCTCCCTCAATGGTCCAGCCCTGTGCTTGGAGATGCAACAGGCCGCTGTCCACAGTGGCTGTGGGCGCCTTAGGTGCGCTTTGTGTAGGGCCTCCTAGGCTCACACCCCAGGTTGCGCCGTCGTTGTAACCGGATTGACTGAACAACCAACGGCCTTGGGAGATCACTGCAAGTCCGGTCAGGGTGGTCAGTTCAGCGGTACCGGCAATGGGGGTGACGAACGTGGGCATTCTCTATTTACCGTGGGGCTTGTCGGCAGTTGGGGCCGTGCCGGTAATACCATCCCGACGCTATGTCTCGATCACAGTGCGGGCAATGGATCTTTTGACGTTTTTGACCGCGCAATTTTTCTGAGCGCCTGGCTATAGCATCTGCTGACATTTTGGTTGGATTGGCAAGTTTGGTTGCACGTATCTTGGCTTTTTGCTCCTCTGTCATCGGAATGCCTTTGTTATATGCTACCTGTTTTCCTTTTTTTGCCTCGCTAATTTTACGACGAGTTTCTTCTGATACATCTGCACCGTATCTAGGATTATTGGCGCCTCTATTCGCTTCAGAATTTTTTCGTCTATGTTCTTCTGTTTGTATTTTTCCTTTGTTTTTTCCAAGATTTCCTAAACGAATTTTTTCAATCTGTTCTTTAGATTTAGGTTTACCTTTCCAGTAATCGCTTATTTTTTTATTTGATTCTTTGGTAGGTACAACATAACCGGCGATGTTTTGATTTATCCACCTATCATCTTCTAATACTTTACAACGACGTAACACCTTTAACTCCCACGCACTGGCCTGCTCTTTGTTTTCAAACACTCGACGTATTTCCACATCAAAACTTTCCTTACCAGTGTTCTCAATCAGTTGCTGTACTTTTGGACTGCTTGTGAAATAATGCTGCCATAGATCTTGTTCTGGATCAACGCGATTGGCTGCTCTAAATCCATAATACACCAACCCAGTTGGACGATGTTTGATTAGATAAGTGTAAGGTTTCATATTGTTATTTAGTTGCTTACTGCAATCTCCCCCACTTATCGTAACATTTTTAGGAAGAATAGTCAACAAAAAACCCCACCGAAGTGAGGTTTTTTGATTTTGTCGAACAACTTCTCGGTTTAGGAGAATGACAAATTAGAAACGGCAATTTCTCCCACGTAATCTCCGGCGTTCCCGAAAGATGACGCAGTGTTGGTGAGCTCGATATACCCATAGCGAGTCATAAAGCTCACGACCGGCTCGAACGTTGTAGGATCAAGCACAACACCACTTGACATCAAGGGGATGTAGGGGCAGTAGAACGCAGCAGCGTCAGCCTCACTCGAGCCCTTGTAGCCAACCAGCACAGGTGTGCTGTCCGAAGCGTAGGAGTCAACGAACACACGCATCGCGCCGTTCAAGGTACCAACAAACTTGGTGTTGGTGGGTGCTTCGAAAGTACCTTCAGTGGTACGAGCAAAAGCAGAAGTAGTTGCAGACTGCAGAACAGTCAGCGAAGCGGGCGACACTACAGCCCAGTTACCAGCACCGCGACGTGTACGCTGAGCGATCAGGTTGGCAACACGGTTGATGAGAACAGCAAGAGCAGCGTGCTCGTCACCAACGAATGTGGCTGTACCAGAGACGGTGGCTTGGTTGTACGTGAACTCGGTCTGAGCCAGGCTGCGCAGCGACAGCAGGATCTCCTGATCGATTTCAGCCGTGATCTCTTGAGCCAGGGCAGCCATGATCTCGGCTTCTACGTCGATACCATGCATGGCCTGTGCGTCTTGAGCGGCTTCAAACGTCCAGCGAGCCTGCAGTTTACGCGTTTTGGCTTCAACTGCCTGCTTGAGGATCTGCACGGAGATCTGACGACCACCGTTGCCCTCGAGCGTGGCTGTGGCAGCACCAGTGTAACCCTGGGCGGCTGTCTGCGTTGTGGCAGCGTTATCGGTACCACGAGCGCCAGCGGAGTACGCAGTGGCGATCTTGAAGGGGCTGAGTGCTTCTTCACCGGCTGTGACCGAAGTGGCAGCAGCACTCTGGTCAGTCATGGTGGAAGCATAACGCACACGCAGGGTGTGGATCTGTCCAACAGGACCGGTCATGGGCTGCACACCAACGATCTCGTTGGCGATAACAGTGGGCATAACCCGTCGGATCACTGGCAGGATCACACGGTTCAGCGTGGCGATGTTGCCAGAAACAGTAGAACCCGAACTGGCATTCTCTTTGAGGTACCGGCGTGTGTTCTCAAGGATCACACCCATGGTGTTGCGACGGCTACCTTTGAGGCCTTCCATGAGGGCATCTTTGGTCTCGTCCCAACGGCTTTCTAATAGTTCTTGTGACATTCTAGTCTCCTTTGGTATATCACAGTCCTGCCAGGCGCTTGATGTCGATCACGTTGGAACGAGACTCTTCATCGGGTGCGGCCTTGACATTCTTATCACCAGTCACTGCGCGGTGGCTCTCCGTGATTACCTGTTGGGCTTTCGCGGGTTTGCCTTCTGCTATCACTGCTGGTAGATACTTCTCGAAAGCGCTCTTCAGACGCGAAGTCTGCACGCTTTCCAAGAGATTCTTCATGATCTCGCGCTTGTCCTCATTGAGGGGCGCCAGGAGTTCTTCCATCGTGTTGGCACGCTGGTTGTTCTCGCGGATCATGCGGATCTCACGCTCTTTGGATTCGACGACCACTGATTTCTCTTCGGCGATCCGGGTGGCTTCTGCCAACTGCTGATCTTTGGCCGCGATGG